CTTCACCAATCTTAATATCTGTTGCCAGTATAGATGTAATTCCTGTTTGTGCTGCATCTACTGTAAAGGTTAAATCAAATGGGTCTCCATCAGAACCACTAGAAGTATCTGTCCAGTTTGTAGTTAATCCCGAACCAATAAACTTAACTTCTTCCGCATCTGAAATCGAAACTTCTGTACCATCATCATCTTCTAATATAAAAGAACTCATTGACCCACTACCAGTACCATCTATATAAGCTTTAACTGATTGCTGTGTTGGTACAAGTGTTGCTGAATTCGAAGACATATCATCTTCATCTACAAAAGCTGTAATAGTTATTGAACCATCTGATAAGCTCCCATAGGTTATTGTGCCTGATGCTGTTACACCTACACTAGACAGGAGTCCTGTGCTAGGATTATATGTTAAACCTGTGTCTGTTTCAATCCCTTGTGTGCCTGTAGCACCATCTACAAAAGTAGGATAAACTGTCTCATTTGCTGAGTTATTAGCAGAAGATGTTATACTTGTTGCTAAGTCAGCAGTACCAGTTACATCTCCTGTTATATCACCAACGAATGCCGTTGAAGTGATACTTGTTGCACCTGTAACTACTCCTGCATCTACACTAATTGTACCATCTAATAAAATTGCTGAACCAGAGGCAGGTTCAATATTTATTGCTGCTCCAGAATCTAAAGTTAATACGCCTGCTGAATCAATATCTACTGTACCATCTGCTGTTATTTGAATATTAGCCGCAGCAGCAGCCGCATCAGTTGTTACAATACTAAGAGTTCCGTTAGTTCCTGCTGTAAATACTGCTGTATCACTAGAAGAACCAGTCATAGTTACAACCTTACCATCTATAGCTACATCATCTACAGTAAGTGCTGTTAAAGTACCTAAACTTGTTACACTACCTTGAGCAGCCGTTGCTAAAGTTCCTGTTAGTGTTCCTGTTACAGTTAAATTATCATTGATTGTTGTTTCGGAAGTTGTATGCCCAATTGAAATTGGCACACCAGATGTTGCAGTACCTAGAGTAATACCATTTGATGTATTAGAATTATCAATATTTAATGATGTTGTTGCATCTAGTGAAATAGTTGTACCATCAACAGCAAATGTTCCATCAATATCTGTATTATCTAAGTTAGCTGTGCCGTCAACATCTATGTCACCTGCGAGGTCAATTCCTGCCGCACCTGCTAAGACTAAATCATCTGTTGATGTGTCCCATAACATATAAGCACTTGCTGTATCTCCAAAAAACTTTACATCATGTCCCGCATCATCAACTCCAACTGTAAGTGTTCCTCTTTGAACAACACCATCTGCTGAAGTATCCCATAACCAATATCTACTAGCTGTATCACCAAAAAATTTAACATCATACCCAGTATCATCAACACCAACATTTATTGCATCAGAAAATTTAAATAAATCCTCATCTTCCATCCATGTTAAAACACCATTATTTGATTCACCATCAAATGTGACAGCAATATCTGTTCCTGCAGTACCATCGCCAATGGTAATTGCAGTTCCTAATAATTTAGTAACAGGACCACCTTCAGCAGCAGTTCCATCATGTGTATGACCAGTTGATACTGCAAATGCTGCTAATAATTGGTCAAATTCATCATTAAAATGAGATGCTTCAATCGTTGAACCATCTACAATATCCCCACTACTTTGTCTAGTATAGGTTGCTCCCATTATCTTCTTCCTCCATTTACGTATTCCATCTCATATCCTTTTAAAGATAGAGGTGTTTTATTACTTGCATCATTTAATTTTAATGCTACAACAAATCCAGAACCTTCAACTGAATGTCTAGCTAAAGGTATACCAGATTCTGCTGCGTATATTGCTGTTCCATATAAACCAGTTCCATAAAAATTTTGCCCACCACCTTCAGTTATAGAATATGCAGAAGGTTGTGGAGTATCTGTATTTTCAAAATTATATCTTAATTGAAATGTTTGATTAGTTGTGTCAATGCTATCATTTGCCTCATAGTTTAATAAAACTCGTTGCATAGTTTTTCGTATTCCAGGGTCGCCTAAAGCTAAATCTGGTGACCTATAAAATGCCGATATATTTGCTGTTGTTGATGCGTATGTCCATACATTACCCGATTGCATATTATAAACATAACCATCGTACCCACCATAAATAGTGGTTTCTGTATTACTAATTAAATCTGTATCACAACAAGCAGGTTTTATTCCCTTTAAGTCCGCATATTCAAAACCTAAAGTACCTGTTTCTGGATTTACTTTTAACACAGCAATAATTCCTTTTGAACTTGTTTCTACAGTATCAGTTACAGGATAAAATAATCTATATTGTGATTTAGCTCCAATAACAGTTGAAGTAATATTATCATACCCAATATCAGCAATACGTGCTTGTATTTGTTTTGATACAGTTCCTAATTCTACGTCACCAATTCTTTCTGTACCAGCAATTGTTCTAAATCCATCTTTTGATAAAAATATTAAATCACCACCCAGTTCTTGAATTGAATGGTGTGATATTGTTCCAACATCTTTTGCAACTTCAGCTTTAGCAAAATCACTCGAACTGGTCCCGGTTATTTTAAAAATACTGTCTTCGCAAAAAACAAATAATTCATCACGGAAAACTTTCATTCCAGTAATAACATCACCAATCTTAATTGTTCCACCACCTGTATCAAAATCATCTTCTGTATAAGGCCCAGAATATTGCAATGTCGATGTTGCATCAGACATACCCGCATACCACATATGATTAGCAAATGATTTTACGTATTTTGGGTTTGTAGGTGCAGTTCCACCACCAGTTGCATTTATAATATCCTCAGTATAACTTGTATTTAATGTAAATGCTGCAGCAGAACCTGTAGCAATAATTATTTTGTCATTGCCATCAAAATTAAATTTATCAAAATCATAAGTATATGTTGTACCTTTACTTGTAGCTCTTGATGTCCAACTTCCTGATGTAGTACCACTATAAACTGTACCTCCTCGACCAGCTATAACAATATCATTAAAAATAGCCACCATCATTAATCGTTCAGTAGAAGATGATACTTGTGTTACAATTGTAGAATTAAATTTTGCTGTTCCTGTTAATTTTCTATATCCGCCTGCAATATCTGGCTCAAAATTTTGTAATTTTAATGCCTCTCCCGGTTTCATTGAAAATACATCTTTATTTAAAACTAATCCTCCGTAACAACTAACAACTGTTGGTGATATTTGAGAAGTATTTGGCATTTTAATACATTGATACTCTTAAATTAACTCGCTCATCTCGCATATACTCAGGTTTTATTACTAAATCATTACGTAATCTTTTTAATCCTGCTTCAAATTCTTTATTTGCAATTAATGCGTGCTCGGGGTCCGAGCGAAGATTATATGCATAATAACTTGCTCTTGATACAATTAAATCTGCATATCTGTCATCTAAATCTGGAGAATCTCCATGTGCGGATAATTCTGTATGTTCTTTCCAATAATCAAATACTATTCTATAATCACTTTTATCTGGAATTGGTGTTAATCCTAATTTTCCACTTTGTGTTTTGTAAACATGTCGGGGTTCTGCATAATTTGTACTAATATTTGCTAAATCTCTTTCTGAAAATCGTCTTACCCAATCATCAAATGATATATATTTTAATCTTTGAGGGCCAATATTTCTAGATATACGAACATAGTCAATATCCATATTTGTTGCTGTAGATGGGTTATTTAAAGTTACATAACTTGTTTGAACAGTTGCTGTAAAAGTTGTATCTAATACTTTACCTTCACCAAAATCTTCTACTGTTAAGGTTGTACTTAAATTTTGAGTTCCTTCTGCTGCAGTTCCTACTTGTACTTTTAATGCCTGTCCTGTACTTTCAGAATCAAATGCTTTTACCTGTATTCTATATTCTGCATCTTTTGTTGTAGAAAATGATTGATACGCAGCATAATCATTTAATCTCATTCTTCCATTTCCACCACTATTATAAGCTCCACTTCCTGCACCTGCAATAGTAGTCCAACTAGAAATATCAGAAGTAAATTCACCATTTGTCAATAATTCATTTGGTTTTAAATAAATTGTATCCCAATCTATTTTACGCCATTGCAAATCTCCAGATACTGGTGAATTAGCTGTGGGTAAAGCATATTCTCTTTGTCCTGCATTTGTTATATGATATGTTTCTTTATGAAGACTTGGAAGTTCTTCCAGTTCATTATATACATCATGCAATGCACGATTAATAAAATTTTTAACTGCAGTTTGAATTCCACGGCTACTACTAAAATTAGCAGAAGTCATTTCTATTTCATTCAGTGCATTTAAAACTCTATTTGATAATACTAAATATGTTGCCACTATACTCCTAAACCTGTATTTTTTTGTTTATCTAATTCTTTCTTTTTTTCTAATTGAGTTTGAAATGCTTCAAATTCCATACAATAAGTTTCAATATAAACTGTATTCCCTCTTTGCATTTCAAAATTTGCAATTTGATTTTCTATTAATACTCTCTTTTCTTCGCATTCATCTAATGTCAAAAATCCACCATAACCTTTATAAGCTATTGCAGGTAAATTTGGATAAGACATTAACGCCATTAGAAACCATACTTTAATCATTTAAACTCAT